AATCTTTATCAAGTGACCTTCCAACGCCGACAGTGGCATCCGCAGGCACAGCAACCAAGCTGATTTCTAACGGCTCCCAATCATCAATCAAGAAAGTGTCAAGCCCATCTTTATCTGTACCGGTTAACCTCGCAGAATGCACAACGTAACCAACGCTTACATTTCTTACAATGCCATCCAGCACTTTCTGATAAATCTTTTCGTCAAATTCAGACTTTCCGAATCTAACTTTTGCCCTTCCAACACGATCAGCGCCAATAGATACGCTCTCTATTACGCCAATCTGTGAATCGATACTGTTCTCATGATCAGCCAATAATGGCGCGCTCCCTGAGTTCATACGGTCAAATCTTATTTGGCTCGCATCATGTCCTAATATCTCACGCCCAAACCATCGCTCCACCGGAACTTCAGAACTAAACGCCAATTCAATAGTACGGCTATCCTGATTAATATCGTCAGCGCGTATCTGTACATTACGTTGTACTCGCGTACCAGGCTTAATAGTTTTCATGTTGTCTATTTACTCCTCTTTCGGGGCATCGTTAAATGTTTGTTGCACAGGCATTTTGTCGCGTAGCGCGTTTATCTCTACGCCTTTATCTTTAATCATTTGTTGGTACGCCGCCAGCCCGTCAAGCACGTCCTCAATATCCGTTCCCAGTTGCGCCGCTACTTCATGCGGATCAGTTAAGCCGTTATTGATTGCCTCAACGCTTGCCTGTATGTCTTTGAGCGGATCAACCCACGGCCATCTACGTCCCAGGAAATTGTGAGCTCCAAACTTATCAAGCTTGGATGCTGGCATAGGCGCATTAGTCACTGACTTTATCGCGCTATTTAATAATGAATTACGCAACCACTGCGGATATATTCTTTCAAGGAAAGCATTGATAAACCAGTTCTGAATAACCTTCCATTCTTCTCGCTCTTCTAAAGTTCCTGATCGAATCGATGAAAAATTAACGCCTTCCAAATCATTGGCCAAAGAATGATAAGAAGTATTCAAACCGCCGGCTATATCGCGCTTTGCTGTTTTGATAAACTCTGCGTACATAGAGTGTGGATAATCTGGATTAAAAGATTCAAATCCCCACCCCTCAGGCAACACGCCAAACTGACCGCCAGATGCTTCTTGATATAATTCTCCAGTATCAGCGTCCTCTCCGTCAGCAACATCTGTGCCGTCGCCCTCTGGTGAAGTAAAGAATCCCATCTTCGACGCACCAACACCGGCTGCAATGATCGCCCACTCTTGATACTTCTTAAGATGAAACATTCTTATCATTGACGCATGCATCCATGACACACCGCGTATTTGCTCAGGCGAGTCCTGAAGAAATAAGTGGATTATGTTTTCAGCAGAATATGGCTTAGTAGTCCATTTACTTTGATCATCACCAAACATAAATTCATACATGTGATAGTTGACCGGCTTTCCATAGCCATCAATTTCAACACCCATGATGATCGCATTCTGTGTTGCTGTTCTTATTTGATTCTTTACTGTAGCAAGTCTATTAACATCAAGCAATTGCAGAGCATATCCAAAATCATTATTAGCGCCGACATGCTCATAAATAATAGCTTCGCCATCACGGGCGATACACTTTATCAATGCGCGCTCAAAATCAGGCATAGACATTCTACCGGATACGTCACAATTCTTTGCTTCGCTCCACTTGTACCAGCCCTGCTCTATAGCATCATTAGCCAGCTTATCAGGCTTACCACTTGGATCGGTTATCTTGCACTGTAAGACTATGCCGGTCGATCCCACAACGTTCGCAGCAACCAGGGAAAGATACTTCTTGACCATTGGCTCATTCTGTGCTAAGTCACGAGCGCGCGCCCTTACAGCGTCAACGCCTTCTTTCAGGTCGACATTAATAGATCGCGATATAGCCGCCCACGATTGCACAAGCCGTGTATTCTTGGCCGCATCGAATGAACGCTTCTTTGGCTTTACTTCTTCTTTTTTATTGAATGGCCACATGATCACATTCTTATGTTAATTTTGTTTTTCAATGCCAGACCATTTCGCATTCTTTCGGCGTTTTCTTCCCTAATAACTTCCTGCTTAATCCTTGATCTAAAAGAAATAAACTCGCTGACAGACCGGAAAGTCATGCTTCGACCGTCAATGGTGTAACTCTGTACCCATGCATTAGTACCATGCGACAATATCGCAGCATCAATTAAATCCAATGTTTTCTTAGCGTTAGACCTAGTGTCATATCCTGCAGCTTCAGCAGCAAGATCAGGTAATACTTTAAGCGGCATCGATGCAATTGAAAACCGTTCCAGTGCTTTCTCTACCCAGCTAAGAAGCTTGTAATCGCCAGCGGTATATGTAGCAGAGGTTGCAGCATCAACAGCGACAAGATGATCTCCACCACTTGCCGTAGATACAATATCAAAATTCCCTGCTGTATTTATAAGACGGTAATTTAAAACCCAGCCGTCAGAAGCTGGATAATCATTGATACATTTAAGCCATGTGATAGTGTCACCGGCTCGGATGTAGGATGGTTCGCTAGTTGGTATGTTTGCCGTCATACAGCATATATACGCTATATGCGGTGCATCATCAAATGATCTATGCTCTTAGTATTCTGTTAATCTGAAACCGTGATAAAAGATATTTAGACTCAAGTCTGTCTTTAGTTAAACCTAACTGATAATCCTTCTTGATCTCAGCATTGCGAACAGATAACTTTTGATTTAATTGCTTGCTAATATAGATATTAGCGCCGCCATATAATTCAGTAATTTGATCACATATTTTTTTTATACAATCATCATTAACGGATGAATTTTTCTTTATGGCATGAGCCACAACGCCAATAAAACTATCATCGATATTATATTCCAAAGCTTGATCCTCCTCTAGGTTTGAATCGTAATCTCTTGCGCTGTGTTTGTTGCGGTATCGGATCATCAATCATTTCAATATGTATTTGATCTGGTGTATCATTAATCTCTAATTCATTACTAACTGGCTTAACTATTGCCCTTGCTTGCCATTGCTTATCAGTAAATCGATGCAGACCTAATTTATGAGCGGCAGCTAAATTATACACCATCAAATCAAGCTTTTCATTTCGTTCTGATTTTTTCTTTTCCCATATTGATTTTTTATAGCCGTTGATATATTTGACAGTTCGATACTCTGACACGATCTGTTTAAAGAAGTCCTCATCCAGGTCAACACTAAAATGCACAGCACCAGGCCCGGAAGTCTTACCCCAACGTGCAAACAAATAATCCTTTGCTGTATCAGTTCCGATCTGCCATAGAGTGACAGCCTTCTTCAAGACTTGACCTTTATAATTAAAATCTGGATTACTTGGCCGGTTTGGTATAATCGGGTAATGAGGTTTAGAGCTACCCTTGATCGGAAAAAATCCTTGTGACTTATAACGACGACAGAAGTTATAAACCTCTTGCGTATGATGGCCGCCAGAATCAATAAACTTTGCATTGGATATTTTCATGGTTGCGCCGGTAGCATGTTTGTACTCTGCTGTCAACATTGCGTGTGCTTCTTTCCACACATCGGAGTCTGCAGGATCTCCATGTATCACGCGCGAATCAACAACCCAGCATTCCATAAGCATACCCCAACCAACCACCAGCACTTCAAGCCGGTCGACTTGGGTATCAATCGCAGCGGTCAGCACACACACCGGCTCAGGCGCAACGCCAAGATGATAATCCTCCGCACGCTGCATCAGTGCATCATGGTTAGTTGCTTCTTTCTGACGTTCCCATGCGCGCGCCAATCGTGTATTGTAGAATACAACCATCTCGCTATCATCACCCTTGTCTAGCAGCTTCTTGGCATCGTTGTAGTCATCCATTAACGAAGCCCAAGACTTCCAACCATATGGCAAAAACAATGCGTTAGCTGTAAATGATTCGTTCTCAGATTTACGCAATGCTTCAGACCACAAGCCATTTTTAAACATCTTAGGCTTATCGCTTTCTTTGTGCATACCTCCACACTCGACACACGGATATAAGACCGAGCCGTCATCCATTACAGTCAAGCTTTCAAACACTAACTTCTGCGCATGTCCACAATGTATGCATTCAGCAAGCGCCTCTCTTTCGGTGCCAGACTTGAACAAATCCTTGATCTCAGACTCGCCCTCAATCGTTGGGCTAGAGTAATAATAACTCTTTGCATCTTCACCATACGATGTTTGCCTTGCTTCAATTAGCTTGACCCGGCTTCCCTCGTGATCATCTTCGCCACGATCTACCTCGTCACATGCCGCATACTTGGCAGGCACTTCAGACAAGTTCGCACTACTACCGGATGTAACAATGAACAATGCACCACCAATGAATTCTTTAATATCCTGGTTGTTCATTGCATCGCGTGACTTAGGCTTGGCAACCTTAGTTTTAAGTATTGGCACATCATGAACGATCTTATCAAACCTCAAGCCAATACGCTTCTGTAGTTTTCCGGTCGGCATTGAAAGAATAAAGTTAGAAGGCGATTGATCAATAATACACGCCATCCAGTTTAAGCATATCTGAGTCTTAAACATTTGTGATGCAACCATTGCAATTACGCGCCGTGATGGATGATCATCTGATAAGCAGCGCATGATCTCGCGCGCATGAGGTGTACGCTCAGTACGATACGGGCCGTACTCCCTTGAGCCGGTCGACTTAGGTATAATCATATGATCATCAGACCATAGATCAACAGGCAAATTGCGGTTTGGTTTTAATCCCTCGGATAGTGAATCATAGATACCTGGATAGCCGATCATTCGATCACCGGCAATTTAGAGAATTGATCAAGCATGTATCTAAGTTCCTTGTCTATTTCAATTTCTATTTCTTTTAATGATTCTTTGCCGACCAGTAACGGAGCCAGCCGCTTACTCGATGCAGTAACACCATCGCGGAATTGACGCGCTCGCTCAAATATTATTTTCTCAACGACAGTCTTTTCTACTAGATCGCCAATTGCTTGTCTGTAATCGACATCAGCCTTCAGTGCAAAGAACTTCTCCTTCAAAGCTTTGGCATTATTGAAAACTGTCTGCGCATCGTTAGACTCAAGATCAAGCTGATCAGATGGATCATTGCTGCGCTTGTTATACATAGCAAATGGATCGCCCTGATCTTTCGGAACTGGTGGCTGAACATTCTCGGTGCGGCTTACATTGAATGCACCATG